TAAGCGTGATGGCAAGGTCGTATGCAACTACGACAGGGGCTGGGACATAGAGCCCGCCGACTCAGACACGCAGCTTGCCCTTGAACTCATCGCCAATGAAGCCGAGTCTAAGGAGGAAGCAGCGGAAGGCGTACTTCTCATTGTCCGTTTCTTTTTCCTTTGCAGTCACACGCTTATGGCTCTTAGCTGCATCAAGCATATGCCCAAGGAAATGAGCAGTTGCACTGATGACCTCAGGCTCCGGAATGCGATCGAACCAAGGGAAGCGGATACGCTCCTCGGTGACCTCAATTTCCAAGCTATCAGCACCAAGTGCTTTTTTAATGAGCGTCGCTTTGCTGTCCACCATCCTGCGCAGGTTGTCAATCGCTGCTTCGGTGGTGTCTTTCAGCGGAAGCTCCATGCAAAGCCCATCGGTGACTTCCTCGATCTCAGCTTCAAAGCCCATTTCAGAGAGGCGCTCAATAAGCTGCTCAGCCTCGTCGCTTTTAGTCTGGTCGCCTAAGGAAAGAATGCCATCCTTGCTGATGGTGAAGTTGTCCACCTGATAAGCACAGGATGGAACACCGAGGTATTTGGCATTGCTTTCGAGAATTTTTGCGATGGCCTGTACCAGTCGCTTACGGTCGGGTCCGGTTACGTTGTACTTGATTTCCATTTTCAAAACCTCCTATCGTTTTGTTATGTACATACATCACTCTAAAGGCACCATATAGCAAGTGATTTTAGAGAAATATATGTGCCAAATCGAATCGGAGGAAGGGACGCTTTATCATCAGCGGCGCTTTCGTCAAGCATGGCTGTCCTCGCTGGTTGTCACCTCTGTATAGGAGTAGAGCAGACCATCGCGCTGGACAGAAACCTTGTCGCTAGACCCGACCTGTTCAATGTATCTTTTGACGATAACGTCGCAGAATTTCTCATCAAGCTCAATGGTATAACAGGAGCGGTCAGACTGTTCGCAGGCGATGAGCGTTGAACCACTGCCACCGAATGGATCGAGCACCAGGGTGTTGCTCATGCTACTGTTCATAATCGGGTAGGCCAAGAGCGGGATCGGCTTCATGGTCGGGTGGTCGCCGTTTTTCTTAGGCTTGTCAAATTCCCAGATGGTGGTTTCCTTACGACCGGTGTACCACTGATGCTTTCCGGTTTTTTTCCAGCCATAGAGAACAGGCTCGTGCTGCCATTGGTATGGAGATCGCCCCAGCACCAGCGACTGCTTCTTCCAGATGCAGCAACCGGACAAATAAAATCCGGCATCAACAAAGGCTTTCCTGAAATTGAGCCCTTCGGTGTCGGCGTGGAATACATAGATGCTGGCGTCGCTTGCCATGACTGCTTCGGTGTTTGTAAAGGCATCGAGCAGAAAGTGGTAGAAGGCGTCGTTTCCCATATTGTCGTTCTTAATTTTCCCGGCGCTGCCTTCATAGTTGACGTTGTAAGGCGGGTCGGTAATCACAAGATTGGCTTTGGCTCCGGCCATCAACAAGTCAAAGGTGTCCTTCTTAGTGCTATCACCGCAGACCAGCCGGTGCCTACCAAGGGTCCAGAGGTCACCGAGCTTGGTGATCGGCGGTTCCTTTAGCTCTGCCTCCACATCAAAATCATCATCGTGGATGCCGTCTTTGATACTATCTTTGAAGAGATCATCCAGTTCGGCGGGATCAAAGCCTGTGAGCGACACATCAAAGTCTGCACCCTGTAAATCTGCAATGAGCAGAGCCAGCTTTTCTTTATCCCATTCACCGGAAATCTTATTCAGGGCGATGTTGAGAGCCTTTTCCTTTTCGACATCCATTTCGACCACTACACACTCGACTTCGGTGATGCCCATGTCGATGAGCACCTTCAAACGCTGGTGCCCGCCTACAACACAGCCGGTCACCTTATTCCAGATGACCGGCTCGACGTATCCGAACTGTTCAATTGATCGCTTCAGCTTATCATATTCAGGATCGCCGGGCTTTAAGTCCTTACGGGGATTGTAGTCCGCAGGCAGAAGCTCGGCGGTTTTCTTTTTCTCAATCAGCATATTTCTTTACCGCCTCTCGTAGTTCGTTATAACGGTCCAGCCATTCCCAGCGAGAAAGTGATCCACTGAAATGGCCATAGGTTGCTGTATCTGCGTATATGGGATCGCGCAAACTCAGCGTTTCGATGATCGCCGCTGGACGCAGGTTAAAAACCTCGAGGACCGCTTTGCGAAGAATTTCATCAGGAACTGTCCCTGTACCAAAGGTATCAATTTCAACCGCAACAGGATCAGCCTTGCCGATAGCATAGGAGATGGCCACCTGACAGCGTTTGGAATAGCCGCAACGGACGAGGTTCTTTGCGATGGCCCTTGCCATGTAGGCACCGGAGCGGTCTACCTTCGTCGGGTCCTTGCCGGAGAATGCACCACCGCCATGAGCAGCAAGGCCGCCATAGCTATCAACCATAATCTTTCGACCGGTCAAACCGGTGTCAGCTGCAGGTCCGCCCTCTACAAAACGGCCGGAGGGATTGATGAGGATTTCAGTCGCATCGTCAAATGGGAACTTCTCGAACACCGGCCACAGCACTTGGGAGATGATCTCACTGCGGAGAATCTCTAAATCCTTATCAGCGCGGTGTTGTACAGAGACAATAATCGTTTTGATGCGCTTGGGCTTGTCATCTTCATACTCGACAGTGACCTGAGCTTTACCATCAGGACCGATGCCCTTAATGACGCCATTTTTCATGGTGTTATCGAGCTTTTGACAAATGCCATGAGCAAATACGAGAGGGAGCGGAAGTTTTTCTACCGTCTCATCTGTGGCATAGCCATAAACAGTACCTTGGTCGCCAGCGCCGAGCATGGAATACCAAGAGGTATCTCCGGCGCGAGATTCCAGCGCTTGATCCACACCACCAGCGATATCCTTGCTTTGCATGGGTTGTAGCCGACCTCCTCAAGAAGTCTGCGGACCACCCAGCGGATGTCTACTTTTTTCGAGCAGGTGATTTCGCCCGCTACGATGATTTTGCCCTTTGTTGCCATGACCTCGCAGGCCACGCGGGAAGATTTATCTTTGCGCAGACACGCATCAAGAATGCTGTCGGCAATCAGGTCGCAGAGTTTATCTGGGTGACCCTTGCATACACTTTCAGAAGTTTTGTATTTTGTCATATCATTTTCCTTTCCGGGCGGTTAAGAGCCGCTCCATCACATCATCTTGCGGATTCACACCGCTGTACTCGCCGGTACAGTTTTCCTTTACGATCTGAAAAATCTCCATCCACAGGCGGTTTGTTTGATTCATGTAGTTCTGACCCATTGCCACATAGGGGCTCTGAATGGCATTGCCTGTAGTGGGGTGTTTTGCCAGAAAGCCGTATTCGGTGACTGCTTCCTCGCATTGAATCCATCTGGCCACGCTCATGGCGTACCGCTCCAAAAGCTGAGGAGCTACAAGCACCGCACAGCCACGTTCGTTCAGCCAAGCCCAGGCGGATTTGTAAATCTCGCTTGCGACGAGCGTCTTGCCGTCTTTTTGTATGGCTTCGAGCATTTTGTTTGGTTCGGGCATTTCAAGTCCTTTGAGATCTGCTGCATCTTGAAATTCCATCACAGTCAGTTTTCTGCCGCCAGGATTGCCCTCGGCTATTTTGTCGGCTAATGGCTTCTTTTTTGCGCCCGCGCCGATACGAGCGCCGCCACGGTTGGTACCGTCTTTTGCCAAAAATATCACCTCACTTTGCGAGGATGGGGCTATTCCCTCGTTTGAAAGCGCGTTTTTTAACACGAAGCCCCACGCCGCTGTCCGTTTTGAATAGTTTTAGAGATTTGACTACCCCCACCGGTCACCGCTCTCAGCAGTAATTCGGGAGTGACAGGATTTACATAGAGACATTAGATTACTCTTTTCATTGCCGCCACCTTTGGAAAGCGGAAGGATGTGGTGGACCTCTTCGGCAGGCATCAGCTTGCCTTGCTTCTCGCACTCCTCACAAAGGGGATGCAATTTAATGTAGCGGTCACGGATGCGCTTCCAGCTTCTGCCGTAGCGTTTGTTGGACTTGGGGTCGCGCTGGTACTGGTTGTACTGTTTGTCCATGACCTTTTGATGCTCGGCGCAGTATTGCTCACGCTCAGCGAGCCGACCGCAGCCGGGGTAGGCGCAGGGACGCTTTGGTTTATATGGCATGGGTTCACCTCACTTTCGGGGCATAAGAAAAGCCCCACAGGATTTCTCCCGCGAGGCTCATCTTCATTCTGCTTTCCTGATTATAATACTATCATAAGTGGCAGGTGTCTTTCAGTGTCTTTTCGTGTCCACTTCCGGCGA